CCAGCAAGAACGCCCGGCAGCAGAGGTCACGCCTGAAGCGGTCGTGACGGAGCCTGAAGAAGAGGAAGCTCCTACCCAGTTCGCCGCTGCTGTTCCCAAAGTTAAATTCAAATCAGCCACGGCTAAAGAAATAACCCTTGCGCATCAGCAGAGCAAACGCAAAGGGTACTTGAGTCCTAAAGATCCTATTGCTCTTCAGCAAGATATTGACAGTGGCAAAGTTATTGCAGTTATTTCTGAAGACGGTACATCTGGCTACATGTTGAAAAGAAACGATGATGATGACATTTCTGTCGGTTATGACATCCAAGGTGTGTTTAACAACGGCAATGTCAGGGGTGCAGGTCAAGCCGCACTAGCAGACGCTATTAGTAAAGGTGGCAGGACTTTAGATGCGTTTGACGGCCATCTTCCTGGCCTATATAGGCAGTTTGGATTTGTCCAAACTCACTACGCCCCATACAATAAAGAGTTCATATCAGAAGGCCAAAGCACACCTGACCCATTGCCAAATGGACAAATGCCAGGTGTGATTCTGATGACATACGCAGGAACAGAAACAAATGCAGAACAGATCATTGCAGCCAAGAAGCCAAGAATTGACATCGACCCAGGACCGTACACCATCTCCAAGAGTGGAGATGACTGGCCCGGAATCCGAAGCAGGGTGGAAGGCACATTACGAGCGCGTGTATCCAAACAACCCAGAGATGGTGGAGCATTGCGTGAAAGAGGCGATGCTGTACCGGAACTTTTAGATCCTCCGGTACAGTTTGCTGTCAAGTCAATTTCAGAAGACGCGAGCAGGCGGAGAGAACTTGCCAACGCAAAGGCTGTCACGCCAACGGGTGGTAAGCAAGGAAAAACCATTACTGTTCGTGACGCTGCAATGGCTATTAACCGCGAGCGTACCGATTACAAAAATGAAGATGATTTCAACGCGGCTCTTGATCGTGTAGAACAAATGGCGCGTCACCAACTAAGCCAAGAAAATAGTGGCATTGGTTGGTACAACAAAGATATACGTCAAGCGTTAGAAACAACAGCAGATATCTACCCTGAGCTTGGTGATCCTGGCCGGTTAACAGAGCAGCAAGTGTTTCTGTCGATTGCGGCTGTTTTATCGAATGGCCAGCAAGCACCTAGCAACTGGCAAGATGCTGCTTATGCTTACGGGCAATACAAGTCTAATGGCCGTATTCCAAAGCGTCGATTGAACAATGCTTTGTATGGCACACGCGGCAATACCATAGCTCAACAGTTTTCTATCTTAGAACACATGTTCGACACGCTAGGTGAATCAGGTACTGTTCAGTGGTTGTTGTCTCAGAGGTCTGTTGCAGAAATGCGTGCAATGAGGCGAGGGGCAGCCAGTGATGCAAGGCTTGCTGATGATAGCTTTCCCGATAATGCGATGTATAAAATTTCGCAAACGATGAGCATTGCTGGTCGTAATGAATCTATACAACATGGCGCATATGTGTTGGGTCCAAAGATTGGCCCATTCTTTCTGAACCTTAATGGCATTGATGAAACCACTATTGATGTCTGGGCAATGAGAACATTTGGGCGCGAATTCGGTTTGTTGTTTGAAAAAGTATCGAAAGAAACAGGTGTGCATGACGCGCCAACAGACATAGAAAGACCATATGCAAAACGATTCTACAGAGAACTTGGGAAGCGACTTGATGTCCCAGAACACGACGCGCAAGCCGTTGCCTGGTTTGCAGAAAAAGAACTCTACTTTGCCCTTGGAGTCCAGTCGGCAAAGACTTGGTACTTCAGCGACGGGGCAAGAGAATATGTTGACTCACCCAGTGGCCGAAGCAGCAAGCGAAAGGCTAATCCGCCTATTGGAAGCGGAGCGTCAATCCAATTCGCAGCCCGGCCAGCCGAAGAAAAACAACTAGGTGTCTTCTTCTCGCAACTTGGCCGCGTCATGCGTGATGCCAAGCAGCGTAAGTGGGATTCCGGTGCGCTTCGTGCTTACCTGGTCAAGAACGGTGTCAAGCAAGAAGAGTTGTATTGGACGGGTATGGAGGACTACCTGAAGGAGAACCCGAAGGTTGATCTCGACGAAGCTCTGAATGTTGTCAACAGTGTCCAGTTAGAAGAGGCTTGGAAAGGTGAAAAGATTACACCTCCGGGATTCCAGTACGATCCTAGTGATCCCATGTCATACCGTGACGCTCTTATTGATCATCATGTAGAAATGATGCGCGAAAAAAATCCAGATGAATCTGTAGCCGTGCTTGAAGAAATAGCAATGACAATGGATGTCATGGATTTAGAGAGAGAGCTTGGAATATTCTCGCCGCCTGATATGGGAGAAGTTCGATACGAACAATACACAGAGCCATATCAGGATGATCCATCTTATGTAATTCGCGATGTAGATTCGGGTGAACCGGGAATTGACGCTTATCAAGTAGTTGATGAAAATACAGGGCTAGTATTAAACACATTTAACACACGCGATAGGGCTAGAGAATTCATAGATGTGATAATGGAACAGGGGATGCCATTAGACGCTTTTTTTGAAATTGATCTTGATAAAGAGAAGCAGACTCCGACTGACAGAGGTTACCGGGAACTGACGATCTCAATGAGATCAGCACAGTCTCAGTACGACCGACGGCTAGCAGAGATCGCAGACAAGTATGATCGGCTAGACACTCCTGACGGGTACTCTGACTATGCCGACCCAAATGAAGTTGCAGAACTAGATGCCTTAGCAGAAAGGGCCATTAAAGAAGAAGACGATCCTATAGGGTTCATGTCTCACGCCTACGACGAACCCAACATCCTTGTCTGGACTCGCTTCAATACAAGACGCGGTCCCAACGGCGAGAAGATCCTGTTTATCGAAGAGATCCAGAGCGACTGGCATCAGCAGGGAAGAGAGAAGGGGTATCTCCGGCCTTCGTTTAAAACTAGAAACCGGGTGTCAGGTCGTTTCGGTCAATCATTCGATACAAGGGCTGAAGCAGAAGCGTATGTTGCAACACTTCCAGAATCAATACGCGGAAATGTGGATGTTATCGAAGGTAGCGCAGGGCAAGTCCCCGACGCACCTTTCAAGAAGACCTGGCCCGACCTCGCCCTCAAGCGTGTGATTGCTCACGCAGTTGGCCAAGGGTTCGACGGCATTGCCTGGACTACTGGTGAGCAGCAGACTCAACGCTACAACTTCCTAGAACCCAACGTAGGCATGGAAGTCTTCTACGACAAGATCATTCCACAGGCAACCCGCAAGATCGGTAAGAAGTTTGGAGCTAAGGTCGAGCAGTTGGATATGGACACCGGCACGCAGTCCGGCATGCTGTTCCCTGAGAAGATGAAGGGTGCTGTTCCTGAGTTTGTCCAGTTCGCAGCCCGGAAGCCTAAGCGTACACCGACAACAAAGGAACGTGTACGAAAGACAACAGGGCAGACTAAAGATGCTGAGCTTCTGGAAATGCAAGCCAAATACCGTTCTGCTGGACCAATAGCCAGAAAGGCGTACTTGCAAGGCCGACGAGAGGTAACGGCCAGTGCAAGAGAAGCAAGAAAGCGAAACGCCGAAGCATCTAAGAACTTGCTACAGGTAGCACGCAACCGTTTGTCGAAGTTGCGTTCTGGATTCAGAGACATTGAGAAGATGCGCAAAGAGGTTCGACAAGTTATGCAAAAGACTTTGTCGCCACAGGTGCGTGGCAGATACCTCAGCATGTTGACGAACGTCAGGACTGAAAGTCAGATGTTGGCAGCGTTGGAAAGAATTGTGAACGCAGCAGCAAAGTCTGGCTGGGCAGAAGAAGTCAAGCGATTTGACAAAGCAGTAAAGCGTGTCAAGCGTCATGGCCAGAAGGTTCCTGAAACTGTACGCCAAGAATTAAAACGTCTTATTACCAAGGGTACGGGTCGCAGAAGTGAAACTGTGCCTATTAAATCTGGTCCAAACAAGGGCAAGATGATGACTCGTCGTAAAAAGCTCGACGGCGTTGAGGCGAACGTAGAAGCAACTCGTGATTTGGCTGAGGTAACTGAACAAATTCTTTCAAATCTTGTAGACGCTTTGGAGGTCAAACGCCTTATCAAAGAAGAACGCAACGTAACTATTGAAAGAGCTATTGAAGAAATACTTGAGGACATTCAAACAACTCGTGATCCTCTTGATCCAAAGGTGCGTGCGGGCGGCGAACGTGTTAAAGCATCAGAAGCACAATCTGAATTCAAGGTAGGGTTCTTTAAGAACGCTATGCTGTGGCATGGCAACATGCCGAACATTATCAAACGTATTACCGGAAAGGTAGACGGCAGTTCGTTGTTGCACAAGATATTCATAGACAGTTTCCGCAAGGCTGAGACTGCAATGAATAAGCAGAAGCATGCAATTATTGACGCGCTCGAACAGGCAGCGGTAGATGCCGGGTTTGAAAGTCTGGAAGAGGCTTCTATGAAACTCGATGCTTCACACGGTTTGGGCCTGTCTGGCAAACTTACCAAGGTAACCCTTGGTGGCAAGACTGTTCGATTGCTTCCAGGTGAGTTGCTGCACTTGGCGTTGATGGATCCAGACACAGTTGAACAGATAGTTGAAGGTGAAAACCCAATTATCATTGGTCGTGCTGGCAAATCCGCAGTTCTAATTGAGAACGTAACACAAGACGAATTTTCTGCTGCACTTGAAAAGTTAGACCCAAGGTTGTTGGAGTTTGGCGAAGGTCTGAAGAACATATTGGAAACATTGCAGCCCGATGTCTTCCGTGTTCTTCGCAGACTACAAGGGTATGACCCAGACACTGTTGTTGGCTACTTCCCCGTGTCTCGTGATCGGTCCACGTTGAGAACAGAACAAACTTTGAACGAAATACTTAACGGCAATGCTGGCATTGGCAATGTTGCGTCTCTGTTTGCAGAAAATTCTGGAATGACCAAGCAACGGGTTAGCAACAATTACCCTATTGTTGTTAGCCCTGCGTTGAACACATTTAGCCAGCATGTTGATACGGCTTTGCGCATTATTCACATGGCAGAATCTGTTCGTGTTGCCGATGCGGTTACAAGAAACAGGGATGTACGAAACGCAATAACAAGCCGATACGGTGCGCAGGTCTACAAGGCGATCAGGCGATACCTGGCTGAAGCGGCAGGTGTAAACGAACCTGATACTGGTGGCAAGTTTGCTCGATTCTGGAGAGCGGCAACAAGCAACTTGGCTGGCTCGTACATCATGCTGAACCCAGGCACAATGCTGATTCAGTTCTCAGGCATACCGCGATTGTACGGTCGTGTGGATATCAGAGATATGGCAAAGGGTCTGGCGTGGGCAAGTGCCAACATCAACCAGTTGAGTCAAGTCTTGGAACAAAGTGGTTACTTTAAGGAACGATGGTCGAGGTCTACAATTACAAGGTTTGGACCTCAGAAATACGGCGGCCTTGTTCCTGTTAATCGCAAAGGGTTTCAGCGTGGTGTTGGCCGTGCGTTAAAGGCTCTCGTAACAGGTGATCTTGGTAGTGCCAGGCGTTCATTTAAGTCTGCCGCTGAATCAATCCAATTCCTTGACGCAATCGACAGATACATTGTCGGGGTTGCTTACGGTGCAAACTTGTCCAAAGTTAAACGTGAGCGAGGCGACTTGTCAGACGATCAGCAGCAAGCTCTTGCGTTGCAAGGTGCGGAAGCAGATATCCGTGAAACCCAGAACAGTAGCAGCACAATTGACTTCTCAGTTGCTGCTTCTGATTGGAGACGCAGTGCGATTGGTGAGTCGTTCCTGTTGTTTTCATCAGATAGGTTTGCGTTGATAAACCGTTTGACAGAAGGCCAGGCTCAACTGAGGAAAGGTAACAAGCAAGAGGGTGCAAGAATACTTGCAGGCAGTATTGTGTCGCAGGCGTTGGAAGTGCCTATTAGGCATTCGTATTGGCTCATGCTTGGTGCTGCTGGAGCGTTCTTCTGGGGTGATGAAGAAGATGACCGTAAGAAAGCAGAGCGACTTGAGAAGGCGGACAAAAACCTTTGGGGGAACGTAACCAGATCACTTATTGGAATTAGTCCAATCTTTGGCGGCGTACTTGAATCCGTTGGTTCTATGTTCAGTGAAGATTTGTACGCGGACTCGTTTATGAGTTCCGCTGTTGGCGATTCGTTTACTGATATGGTTCGCAGTGTTTCACGAGTTGAGAACGAACTTATGAAATTGACTGACGATGAAATGGATGCCTCTTATCGCATAATAATTGCAAACACCGGGCGGTTTGTGAACCAACTTGTTTCATTGACTACCGGCAACCCATTCCACCCGCTGGTGAACAAAGCTCTGCGTGGTTGGGAGGGCAACATCAATGACCCTGTGGGCGACTTGCGAAAGTTGGACGCGCACTACGACGATGTTGAAGATATGACTGATGAGCAGCGTGAATACGCAAACATGATTAAGCGTGAGAACAAGGCTATTCAAAGTCGGATGAGATCCTTGCGTAAAGAGTTGAGGCTATTGGAGGCCAGAGAGAAGGCTGGCGAGAATGTCGATACGCAAATAGAACAAATTCAGAACGATATGGCATCCGAAGAAAGAAAGGCAATGGAAGTAATGGGCAACAAATAGTGGTGCGGGGGATGCACTGCCTAACGCATGGATAGCGAGCGGCACTTGGAAGACGTAAATCAATTTGTTCACCTAGTTGAGACACTGGGCTTTCCGATCTTCATGTCGGGACTGCTGATCTTTGTCCTGTACCTGATGCTGCGTTGGATGATGAACATCCTGTTGTCAAAGATTCAGTCGTTGTGGGACATGATCGTAAAGCTCATTGACCGGGTACGCGCTCTTGACAACAGCCTGGTCAGGCTTGAAACAATGATCCGGTTGATGAAAGAGATCGACCCCGACTGGGAACGCATCGGTAAGTTGGACCCTGAAGATAGGCGGAAGGACTAATGGAGGACAAGTCTTTCCTAGCCTTCTCCTGTGTTCACGCACCGCTTCACGACCCAGAAGCGATTGACTGGTTGTGTGGGCAAGTCGCAAAGCACCAGCCTGATTGCGTGGTTCATCTTGGGGATGGGATGGAAATGGCGTGGGCCTCAAAGCACGCCGACATCGAGAGCATCGACGCGGATCAAGAGTACGAAGCTCACAACAAGATCCTTGCTCAGATCAGGAAGGCTTCACCAGACAGCAGGCGAATCTTCCTGCCCGGCAATCACGAGTGGAGACTGCACAGTCCTCACATAGATCCGCGTGTGAAGAACGCATTGCACTGGGCGAAGCACCAGCCTGAATTTGAGCATTGGGAAACCCCGATCAAGTACGAGAACTGTAGACACCGTGGCGTGTTTCGACTTGGTCAAGTTGTCTTCTGTCATGGGTTCGCAACCAGTCACTCCGCGATTCGTAAAGAGGTCTGCTCCCTGACTCGTGAGTACGGGCTGTATGTTCATGGTCACACACATCGACCGACGCAGCCAGGCCCACCAGAAAGAATCAAGGGTGGTGTGTCATGGCCCTTGAACTGGTGGGTAGCGAATCCCGGCTGCCTTCGGGATCTGGCTCCTGACTGGGCTTCAAAGTGTGACAAGACGTTGTGGGGTCAGGGCTGTGTGGTAGGTCGCGCTCAGTTGTTGAAGTCACCGCGAACTCGCAAGTGTTGGGAAGCGGAAACGCAAGTGTTCCGCACTTATGATGAGTGGAGCGAATCCCGATGAAGCACACGCACCGGATTGCAGTGGTCGAGTGGATCGACATCGAGGACTGCACAAGTCCTGCGTGGGTATCACGACGAGAAGCGAAGCGAGACGCGAAGGTGGAGTTCACTTCCCTGTTCAGTGTTGGGTTCGTGATTCACGAAGACGATGACAAGATTTGCCTTGCTTCAACATGGGGTCCAGACACGAGTGGTGTCCTGAAGCTCCCCAAGGGTATCTGTAAATCAGTCCAATACCTAGATTTACATTAATTACCATAAATTTCCCAGATATTCGCCTAATTACCACACATTACCCATGTGTTCTGGTATATTACTTGTGTGGCAGGAATGAACCGGCCACGACAAGGAGGCAACCATGCGTGACGCTGACTACACAATCTTTGCAAAGCTCCTCCCGGCTCCAAGCCGGAAGCGAGTAGCGAAGAAGCGAGCCAAGTTTGAAACTGAAGCACGGTACGAGTACGGAACGATCACAACTGAAGGAACGAAGCGAGAGTGCTTGGAAGCGTTTGAGCAAGCCACTGACGAAGAAGACTGCAAGGAAGCAACACTGTATCGGTACTGCGGTAATGAAGAAACCGTTCTCAACGAATACAAGCGAGGTGAAGCGTGAACTTCGGCGAGTTACAAACTGGCAACAAATTGATAGATGACAACATTGGGGTTGAAGATGGCAAGATTGTTGGAGTGACGTTCTGGCTTCGAGAGCAAGTGTTTTCCCACGGCCATCACAACGACATTCCGATTCACTTGTTTGTCGGCGACCGTTACCGGAGTTACGTTGTCAAAGAATTTCGGATTAAAGAACATCACAGGTTGGGAACTGTCATTGAAGCAGTCAGCGAGTGTGATCGCATCTTCGGTCGAATTCACGAACGAGTCCGACCTAGACAGGGACAACTTCGCATCGAATACTTTGGGCACAATGTAAGTAAACCAGCCAATGGAGGTGAAGCGTGAGTAAGACACAAGTATTCAAACACTACTCTGATGTTCAAGCATTGCCTGGAACTGTTGAGGTCATCAGTGAGAAGCAATACAGTAAGTCTGCCGCACTGATACGGGCTAAGGGAGGCATTCCAAAAGATTGCACGGCTGGAGGCGTACCGATCATCATGTTGATTACACCAGACTGCCGATGGTACAAGCCAAGTCCATCAGGAAGACTTTCCAAGAAGTATCACGTTCTGTGGCACGTTCCAAACCCACCACGAGGTGACGAATTGACATCACCGGAGGCAACGAAATGAAATCACAGTTTCACACCATTAGCGAAATCCAGTGCAAGCCTGATGAACACGGAAGCCACTGGCGGTTCAACGAAATCGAGTTCGACGCGGTCGTAAGAATTCAGTCCGCGAACGCTGAGTTTCCGATAGTTGTCGAGTGGTACGACGCGGAGATTATCTCTCTGGCGTTCACCGCGACCCTGACCGATGCACAGGGCAACGAGGTCCAAGAAGTGATCCACCGGGTTGAGGACAGCGACGGATCTTCTGAGCGTTACGTTGAGTTCATTGAACTGGTTTCGATGATTACCGACGATCTTGAACAGTACGCAATCGAACACATGAATTGAGGAGGTGAAGCATGATGTTTCTCACAGCGACCGCAGCCTTTGTAAGCATTGCATTGTTGTGTTGCACGATCAACGCAGTACGTAACTCACTAGCGAGGAAATACCGATGAGTAAGATTCTCACCAGGGTCATGGACATTCACATCGAAGCGGACACCATCGCGTTTGATGTGAACACGCCGCGACAACTAGCGGATGTATTGAGAAGGCTGGTCAACCAGTTGGATTCGATGGCGACGATGAACGACGCGATGGCGTTTGAATTACGAGACAACAACAACGAGGTCATCGGGTTCGCTCATTACGATGACTTCAAGAAAGCGATGGAGGCGATTGAAGATGGCACCAACAGAAATTCAAGTGGGGATGCCAACACACCTGTATCATCAAGCGGACTTTCTGAGTTCGACAATGTTGCGAAATCTCCTATCAAGTGTCCAACTAGCGGAGTACCGGAAGACCGCACCAATGGAGTCGAAAGCCCTGACGATAGGCGAAGCGATTCACACCGCGATCCTGGAGCCAGTGAGATTCCAACGGGACTACGCGATGGTGGATGCACGGAAAGGAAGCAAGGCGTGGACTGGTTTCCAACAAGCGAATCCGAAGAAGGTTCTTCTGAACAAGACTGATTATTTCACCTGTGTCATGTCGCGGGAAAGTGTGACGCAGCACCCGACCGCAGGCAGGTTCCTGAGAGACTCGTCTCCCGATGAGCGTGAGGTCAGCGTGTTTGGTCACGACAACGCAACGAACGTGTCAACCAAGTGCAGGTGTGACATCCTGACTGGTGATGAGATTGTTGACATCAAGACCACGACCGACGCAGACCCGGAGAACTTCGCACGGTCGATCTCCAAGTACGGGTATCACATTCAGGCAGCGTACTACCAGATGATCGTGGAGCAGCACACGGGCCACCGGCTTCCGTTCTACTTCGTCGCGGTGGAGAAGTCTGCCCCGAACTTGGTCGGCGTGTACGAACTGGACGATGACTCAATGGAGCAGGGGAGACGCATGGCCCGCAAGGGATTGCAGTTATATGCTGAATCCTGCAACAACGAAACAACCAAACCAAATTACGAGGGGTATGGTGTCGGCGTTAAGACACTTCGACTTCCCCCGTGGAAACTCGACAATGAATCGGAGGCAAACGATGAGTGATATTGTCACCTACAATCAACAACAGTTACCAGTGCGAGACGTTGCAGAAATCTTCGCGGCATCGGGGATGTTCCCTGACGCGAGGTCGGCGGCGGAGGTCGCAACCAAGTTGATCGTCGGTCGCAGCCTTGGCATGAGCGACTATGACTCGATGGCTGGCTTCCACATCATTAAGGGCAAGGTCAATCTGTCTGCGAATTCGATGGCGGCGGCGATCAAGAACAGTGGTCGATACAACTACAAGATCACAACTCACACGAATACTGAGTGCGTGATTGAGTTCTACGAGTTGTTCAACGACAAGTGGGAACTGGTCGGAGAAAGCGTGTTCAGTGTCGAGGACGCGAAGCGTGCTGGCCTTGGCGGCGACAACTGGCGGAAGTATCCCAAGGCCATGCTGTTCGCCAGAGCAATTTCGGCTGGCTACAAGATGCACTGTCCTGGTGCGTTGGGCATGGCTCCAGTGTACGTCGAGCAGCACGGTGAGACTGAGATCCCACAGGACGCGAGCAACGAAGTTGAAGTGATTGAGGAGTCACCGAAAGTGTACGAAGACAACTATGACAAGCTCAAGCAGTGGTGTGCAGACTACGAAGCACGAACCGGGAAAAACGTCAGCAAGGGAATGTGTGACCACTTCGGAGTCGAGAACATCGACGAGATGACCGACGAGCAGGTGGACGAAGCGATTGACATCATGATTCAAACTGGAAGGAATTCAAAGTGAGTGATTACAAGCAAGAAGAAGGGAAGCGACAAATTGCCCTCTGGCGAAACAGCAGCAGCAACGCTAAGGCTCCACCGTTGACCGGTAAGGCCACCTGCCCCTGCTGCGATGCGGAGATGCGTGTAGCCTTGTGGCCGAACCAAAAAGACGATGAGGGCAAGCAGCCCAGGCTCAGGGGTGAGGTCCAGGTTCAGACCACGGAGGAGCAAGTCGAAGAGAGCAACGAGCTTCTGGACGAAGTGATGGAAGAGTGTGGTGCTGGTACAGCCAAGGCCACGCCATCGGAACCCAAACCGCTCAAGAGCGGTGACATCCCCTTCTGATCGAGGTAACCATGTCGGATCAACTATTGACAATGAATGACTTGACTGATCGTTATCAGGTGGATCGCAAGACTATTCGGAATTGGATCTCAAGAGGCGCGTTTCCGAAGCCGCTCAAGGTAGGCGGCGGGACTCTTCGCTGGCGACCTGATGATGTCCGCGAGTATGAGTTGCAGATACAGGCACAGGAGGGTGACTCATGATCCAGATCGTCGGATTTGATGACTTACTAGCTCCAGATGTCAAGCGGGGCAGGGTCAAGCACCCAAGGTGGTTCAGGCAGAAATGCCAACTATCCCCGGAGGCTTCACTGCTTCTGACTGCTGAGGATGGCCCAGCCCTGTTCGGGATCTGGTGCCTCCTCCAGCAGTGGGCGATGCGTCACCCCAAGCGGGGAGGCCGGTTCGTGACCCTGAGCGGTGAACCCATGTCGGTCACGGAGATCGCGGTCCTGATCGGCGTGCCTGGTCGTGACCATCTGGTGCGAGCGTGCATAAACCGTGTAACGAATCTGGGTTGGATGCAGGCCATGACAGACTCCACCCCGACTCCAGAGGATATCCATGAGGAATCCAAGGAAACTCCACAGGTACTCCAAGGAAACTCCATCCTAGAAGAGAAGAGAGGAGATGAGATTAGACCTTCTCCTGATCTAGAAGACGAGGCAAATAATCAGACCAAAGCCAGATCCCGGAAGATCGTGAAGGAGATGGTCGATTTGATGACCAACTGGAAGGGTTCTGCTCCTGGCATCCTAGAAGCCCGTCTAATCGATTCTATGGTTCAGATGGCTACCGAGTCACCTGTGGGGGAGAACTGCCCTCAGATCGTCTGTACGGCTCTCCTGAGACATGCTGCTGATTCAGGTGTGGAATACACGACAGCGGAGTCTGGGAAGCGGTATCTGACAACCCTACTGGATCGGTGGAGGATCAATGGAGAAATTCCCGACAATGTCGAGACTGAACCAGATCACCTTGGGGATGGCCCGCAGCCTGATGATGTTCCGGCATTCCAAGAAGAGTGGGATGCGTGGGAATCGTGAGCAAACGTGAGCAAACGTGAGGAATCGTAAGGAGGCAATGATGAGTATTGACTATCAACCAGAATCGTGGTGGGCTTGGATCGAACACCTGCCCAAGAGAAACAAGAACCTTCGCCGTGTGGTACGAGCGTTGCTCGACTCCAAGGGCGGGATGACATGTGACGAGGTAGAGATAGCTACCGGAATGTCGCACCAGTCCTGCTCTGCAACGATCTCACACGCTAGCCGTCGCGGCCTGCTCCTCAAGAGTGGGTTGCGGCGGCCAACCCGAACCGGATCACTTGCGATGGTCTACGTCTTACCTAACACTGCACCACTGGAGGCAACCGATGGCAGCGACAACGACGCAACTAGGACTTTGGAGAAGATCGAACGTCCCGAAACGGCAAGCGGACAAGGTCAAGGGGATTACGACCGACTCACTCAGCAAGGACTGGACGATCCTCCACGACCGACTCCTGAAGCAGATTCGCAGTACCGGAAAGCTACTGATCTTTACCGGGGGACGCGGATGCGGAAAGACTCAGATGGCGGTCTCAATAATTGCCCACCGCTGTTTGGATGAGGTCGCGTGCAAGTATTACACAGCGAGTGACATGTACCGGAAGCTCAGGTCCACGTTCGACGATGACTCCAGCCTGAACTACGACCGCGAGATGGACAGACTCTGCGGAAAGAACCGCGAGGAACCTATTGAACTCCTGGTGATTGATGAGATCCATGAGAGCAAGCGAAGCGAGTGGGAGTCTCACCGGATGACTGAGATCATTGACTCACGCTACTCGCGTGACTTCTCAACGATTCTCATCACCAACGAAACACCGGAGGAAGCGGTTGACACGCTGGGTCCAAGCATCGTAGATCGTGCCAGAGAAACTGGAGCGTTTATCCCGTTCAGGTGGGGGTCGTTCCGAAATCAACTGAGGGATCAGGGATGAAGGTCCGCATCTACGACTACGAAGAGTGGGACCGATGCGAGTTGTGTGAAGATTGGTGGTGTCCTCGTTGTGACACGCACGCCTATGACTGTCCCTGCATGACTCCGCAGATGGCAGATGATCTTGGTTACAAGATAAGTGAATGTGGTAAGTACGCAATTAAGGAATGTCATGGATGACAAGTACCGAAACAACTTTCGTACTCGCAAGCGGGGTTATCACCCTAATAGTATTGAGCCTGGAAGTATTCTCGATTCTTCGGGAACGAAGACCAATGCGAGTTGGTTTCAAGAAACGGAATGGTTCACGGTTGAGGATGCTGCGAAAGTAATCAGAGTTACTGAGGCTCAGGTACACGACTGGATCACACGAGGCAAGGTCATTGCGACCATGCCACCAATGACGGAAGGCAACGGGGAGTGGCTGGTTCACTGGTCCAGTGTCAGCAACCCCCCAGAAATAGACAACATCGGGAGGCAATTCGATGTTTAAGGTATTGGACTTATTTGCAGGTATCGGCGGCTTCACCCTTGGGATGGAGCGGACTGGTGGATTTGAAACCGTAGCGTTCTGTGAGATTGAGGAGTACCCCCAGAAGGTTCTGAAGAAGAACTGGCCGTACGTTCCGATCTACCCAGACGTAACCAAATTGACATGCGAAACCTTGGAGGCAGACGGGATACGCCCGGACGTAATTACGGGCGGCTTTCCCTGTCAGGACATATCAGTAGAAGGCAAAGGAGCCGGAATCGATGGAGAACGATCAGGGTTGTGGAGTGAAATTGCACGACTTGTTGGGGAAATACGACCTCGATACGCAATCATGGAGAACGTGTCAGCCCTGCTTAGGCGAGGACTGGATCGAGTGCTTGGTGACTTGGCCGAGATCGGGTACGACGCAGAGTGGCATTGCATCACGGCTGCCAGTGTTGGTGCGCCTCACCGCCGGGACAGAATCTGGATTGTGGCGTACCCCAACAGCACACAACGCGAAAGAGGGTGGTTATCCAGCGGAATTCAGACGAGATTCCCCACCATTGACGGCGGAAGTGGCAATGGGGATGCCAGTAAAGATGTGGCCAACACCACGGACAACGGACGAGCATTGTGCTGCATCAAAACGAAAGAGTCCGGGACACCCCAGGGCACAGTTGAGGGAGGTAGTCTTCTGGCCGACACCTTGTGTCAGCGACAACCGGGACAGGGGGAACTTGTCGAGCGGAGCAGTGAAACGAAGGATAGAGAAGGGGAAGCAGGTAATGTTGTCGCAGTCAGTGAGTTCAACCAGTGGCGCGTTGAACCCAACGTGGGTCGAGTGGCTAATGGGGTTCCCAACCGGGCACACCGACTTAGATGCTTAGGCAACGCGGTCGTACCCCAGATCCCCCAGTTGATCGGGCAGTCAATACTGGAGTACGAAAAAACCTCCCCGGCACTGCGCGTTAACCGGGGAGGCACATAGGAGGTACGAGTGGAGAGTGTATCAGGTTTGGACCCACTGCTTCAGGCTCTCACCCTGAACGCTGAAGACATCTGATTTGGGGTTTACGCCGCCGAAGTGAATCATGCTCTCTGCTTCAAGGTCAAGCTCTTCAAGCGTACCCACGAAGATTGACAGGTGGAACTTCATCTCAGGCTTCTTGATCTTTGAAGCCAGGCCCGTGTGGTCCTGAATGATGGTCCCGTCTCGATCCATTGTCACGATGTATTTGGTTCTAGGTTTCATGGTTGCCTCCTTAGTTGCCAGTGCCTATCACTGACACGATCACTATAGCACATATTGTTGCATAAGGGTGCATATTGTTGCATAGGGGTGTAAATCAGGCTTATCTACCTCATTACACAAGTGGTTCGTTGCACAACCCCAAACCGCAAAGTTGCATTCTTGGCTTGTTGGCTTTTTGAATGCTTAAAGCGGGGTGCGTATTTGTTGGATAGGGCTTTATGGTCCTAAAAACCCAAGAACCCAAGAATGGTGTTTTTTGGGGGGCTACCTCATTAGGTGGGAATCTAACTGGTAAGGGGTAGGAATCTAACCCGGAACTTTCGTCGGGCTACCTCATTAGCGGGGAAGCCAGCGGGGAAGTGTGGGGAATCTAGCGGGGAACTTTCACTTGGTACACTTTCCCCATGCCCTCATCGCCCACAGCAAGGACGCTGGAGCGATTACGGCGCGACGGCTATCTCTCTCAGGTGGTCGAGCGTTGGAATCCTCACGCCAGAATCAGGCAAGACCTGTTCGGTGTCATCGATGTCATCGGTATCAACGACAACGAGACCATCGGGGTACAAGCCACAACGATGAGCGGGCGGTCTTCCCACATCAAGAAGATGATGGATTCGCCAGCCGCCGTCACCTGGACAGCCGGGCCAAATCGACATCTTGAACTGTGGTGCTGGAGGAAGCTCAAGAACCGATGGCGGGTTCATCGCACCACATTCGGGGTTGACAACACGCAACAAGTCCTAACCATTGTGGCGGAAGACCGGGGGATTCCCGGTGTCTGAGATAGATGAGACAAAACGAAGACGCAAAGCAATCATCCAAGCGGTGAAGCTCTTCCTGATGGACAACGGCTATTGGCCCTCAGTCATGGATCTCTCGCGTGAGACTGGGATACCGGAGACCTCGACACGCCGACATGTCATGATGCTGGTCGAGCAGGGCATACTTCAGATTGCTACTGGCGAGCGTGGTGTGACACTTGGTCTTCCTGACATTGAAGCCAATGTGTGGAGAAATACCGGAGACGGGGGTTGACATAAATTACATATCGCGTACAAGGCCACGGGGAAGTGTTGCGCGTTCGGAGAACCTATGACGCGGAACCCAGGCACAAACATCGTTCGCTTGTCAATTCAGGACTGGTTGGTGTTGATCGGAATCATCGTTCCAGTGGTTGTCACCATCGTCATGACTACGTTGAACAGGCAGCGAGAAATTGGGGTCAAGATCGAAACAGTCATTGTGCAACAGGAAGTGATTGATGAGCGTGTGGCTCGCGTCGAGCGAACACTTGACACGCTTCTCTTGAATGACACAGGACTCACTCGTGATTGACCGACATGCAATCCGATCCCACGGCGCAGCGTTGATCTCCTTCACGCTGTGCCTCACGGCTCTAGCGGGGTGCGTGAGCGCAAGCAATCTGAAACATGCCTCCGTTTCAGGGCTTGCTGCTCCCCTCGCTGGAGATCCAGGCCACCTGATGGCGATGGCTGCCCAGTCGGGATCGCTCTGGCCCCTGACCGCTGGCGGCCTTGTTGCACTCCTCGCGGCAATCGTCGCCTGGTTCATTGGGTCACGGAAGTCGGCCATCGGACTGCTCGCGGTCGGCATCGTGCTGTGTGTGGCTCCGGTATTCCTGTTGGATGTGCTGACACATCTTTCGATACCAATGGCGGTGATCCTTGGGATCGCTGGGGTCGCCTCACTCGCGTACTACCTCGGTACGCTCTGGCAGAAATGGAACTTCAAGCGGAAACTCACTGCACGAGCGGAATACATCGAAGACACCGCTGGCTATCAGGAGTTGACCGCAGGATCAGTGGGTCGCGTGCTGCGTGGCATCGACCGCAAAGACTTCAACGCAAGGAAGAAGATCAGATGATTAGCTTGACCCTGTACGTTGTATCAATGGGAGCAGCCGTTGGCGTGGGCTCCCTGCTCCAGTCGTGGGGCTTCTGGACATGGCTCAACACCGTCACTCCTTGGGGAAAGAAGCACTAGATGCCAACGGTCACCTACGGACAAGGCAGTGGATCGTTCTCCGATGCGTTCATGGTTGCCGGGGACAACAACCCCACCTATGCCGACTCGACCCAGTTGCGAGTGGCTTCTAGGCAAGACGGTGCTGATCTGCGGACCATCATGTTGTGGGATCTGGCAGCCGCAGGCGTACCGAAGAACGCTCACATCGTGTCGGCAAAGATCACAATGACTGCCTGGTTTGATGACATTGTTGGTGCTGTTGAGATGTCTATCAGGGTCTACCGAATCGCAGACACCAACGTCGCTGAAGATGCAACGTGGACCGAAGCCTCAGATGGTACGGCGTGGGAAACTACTATTGGCGAATCGGTAGGTGCTGGACTCTCCAATTCTGCTGGTGGCTCGCTAGACACATCGATTATCTTGCCTGGGAATCGTCCATACCATTTGGAGGTTCATGGGCAAGGAACAGGTACGAGAACGATATCTGGCAAGGACTTCACTGCGTTGGCTCAGGATGCTCAGAACAACCGTGGCCAGAAGTTGAACATCATGTTGATCCCAGATGTTCTGACCTATGCTTCGACAACGTCAGGTGGATCAGCATCATTAGACATTGGTTACAGGTCACAGGACTACGGGACGGCTGGCGAGCGTCCTGAGTTGGAAATCGTATACGCACCGCGTCCCGGCGCGGCTCTGACATCCCGAACATTTGGCATTGGCCGCCGCCGTCGCAGGCGACGATCAGGCCGCAAGCACTAGAGACAAGACATGGCAACAGCAATTAACGCAGAACTACACAACGATGACATGATGGTTGTCCAAGCGACACTCACCTCTGATAGTAGTGGTGACGCAGCCGTAACGACTTCGCATAGCTACAAGGGCTTCATCGTCCAAGTCGAGATTGACCCCGATGATAGTGACACCCCAACAGACAACTGGGATCTGTTCATCAACGACACCTACGCCCGTGTGGCAGACATTTCAAACAATGACACGGGAGATGACACAGTTGCAGACATCAAGTACCAAGATGACCTGCACAATGGCATCGCGTGTTACGGTCCACTGACAATTACAGGTGACGCAATGGGAAGTGGTAAGACAGCCGTGGTCACTATCTACATCATTCGGATCATGTGATATGGCAAAGCGAAGGAAGAAACCTGGTCTCTACGCGAATATCCACGCTAAACGCAAGCGAATCAAAGCGGGCAGCGGAGAGTCCATGAGAAAGCCGGGGACAAAGGGTTCTCCTTCCAGCAAAGCATTCAAGCGAAGTGCCAAGACCGCTAAGAAGAAACGATAATGGCTGCAAAGAGACAGAAGTCTATTTCAAGGACCACGACAGGCAAGAAGCCGAACTACCGCAAGACCAAGGCTGGAGCTGGCATGACACGCGAAGGCGTGAAGCGGTACAGGAAAGCCAACCCCGGTAGCAAATTGAAGACGGCTGTCACTGGTAAGGTTAAGGCTGGTAGCAAAGCAGCAAAGAGACGCAAGTCATATTGTGCAAGAAGTGCAGGCCAGAAACGTATGGCTTCTGCAAAGACGAGAAATGATCCGAACTCACGAATCAATCAGGCTAGGCGAAGGTGGAAATGCTCATGAATGAACACAACGATCAGTCACGAGAATACTCAACCCTGACAGAGAACCAGCGGAACTTCTTGCGGGCCTACGAAATCTGCGGGGTTATCAGTGAAGCCGCGCGTCGGGCCGGGGTAGATCGGACACGACACTACTCCTGGATCAAGAACTCAGAGGACTATCAGATTTGCTTTGAGCAGGCGGTAGCAGCCTGTGGCGAGCGAATCATTGCCAAGTGTAGACATCTGGCACTAGAACAAGACAATGTCCCGATGCTCATTCATCTGAGCAAGGGATACTTCCCGGAGATGTTCGGGACCAAGCGGCACGAGATCAGTGGACCCGGTGGTGGTCCGATCCAGAGCCAATCAGTATCCGGTAGTGCAAGCCGGTTGCGGGAAAGACTTCATGCGTTGCGAGAACAGTGCGAGCGAAAAGGCTCATCCACTGACCTACGGGATCTTCTGGATCGACGAGGCGAGTGGCTGGCCGATAGCGACTGACGAGGATCTGAACCTCGTAGTACGCGAAGAACTCGTAGCCTTGGGCAACGAGCCGGGGATCGACCGCGATGAGATCATCGACGCATGCAAGGCCAGTGTTCACTTCTGGCTGAACTACTTCGGATGGACCTACAACCTGAAGGTGGTGGATGACGAGGGCAACGAAGTGCCAGCGATGGCACAGCACGTTCCCTTCCGAACCTGGCCCGTACAGGACGCGGCATTGAAGGACATCTGCCACGCCATCGACACGGGTGAGGATGTCATCATTGACAAGTCCCGTGACATGGGAGCATCGTGGTTGTGTGTTGCCGTGGCGACTTGGTACTGGCTGTTCCGCGATGACGCTCAGGTCTTGATGGCCAGCCGTATCGAGGATCTGGTCGACAGACGAGGCGACCCCGACAGTCTCTTCTGGAAGGTTGACTACATGCTGGAGTCCTGCCCAGACTGGATGCTTCCAGGCGAGCGGCAACACTTTATGCGTGGTGGATCATGCCGAAGCCACATGCAACTCATCAACCCAGTGACGAACGCGACGATCTCTGGTCAGGCAACAACCGGCCATGTCGGTCGTGGTGGTCGCCGAACCTTTGTCCTGTTCGATGAGATGGCTGCGATGGACCACGCTACCGACGCATGGCGATCAGCAGCAGATACCTCAGCCTGTCGTATCGGTAACTCGACACCCATCGGTCCAGGCACAGAATTCACGAAACAACGCAACGCTGGTCTCGTTCATGGCAAGCCGAAGATTGTGACGCTTGGCTACTGGGACCATCCAACGAAGGGGAAGAACCGCGAATGGAAGATCGACGAAGACGGAACGATCACGAACATCGCCGGTCGTGGGTATTGGTGTAGCCCTTGGTTCCGCAATCAGGTCGAGCGTCGGCAAGACCCATCTGATGTCGGACAGAATATCCTTATCGACCATACCACTTCCGGCGATTTGTTCTTCAACTCCTCCATCGTTACCCGGCACATTCAGACCTACGGTCAGGATGCTAAGCGATGCGAGATCGAAGACGGAAAGCTCGTTGAGTGTGAGCGTGGTCGTTGGTTCGTCTGGTGTGACCTGTCACAAGGTCGCCCAGACCGTGAGACAAACTTCTGCATGTTCGCTGACCTTGCACAGGGTCGCGGATCATCTAACACTGCCGTCGCGGTGATGGACCGCGAGACTGGAGAAATCGTTGCCGAATACGTTGACCCGTTCACCTCACCGTTTGATCTGGCTGAAGAAATCTGTCTGGCGGGCCGCACCATCTGGCGTGGTCAGAATGGCGAGGCGTTCTTAGGGTGGGAGGTCAACGGTCCAGGCGAGGCGTTCTATCAGGACGTTCAACGGCAAGACTACTCCTACATCTACTACCGGCGACAGTTGGGCAAGCGTACCGACAAACGCACGAGGGACTTCGGGTGGCGTTCGGATCGCAGGTCCAAGCGTATTCTCCTGTCCGGCCTCTCCCGCGAGATCAACGCTGGGGACATCACGATCCACAGCCGCGAGGGTTTGGGAGAGATGCTGGACTATGTGTTCTTCGCGGACGGCAGCATCGGGCCTGGCCTCCTGCAAGACGAATCAACCGGGGCAAGGGAGTCGCACGGTGACCGTGTCATCGCCTATGCCGGTGCGGTCTTCATGCGTAATGAAGCACCACACTTCGACGGCACGAAGCCAATGTTCAAGCGGAACACGCTAGGTGACATTCTGGGTCACGCGGGGGTGCATGATGGGTAGCGAATTGCAGACACGACTGGAAGAACTTGCAAACGAGATGATCGACCTGCTTGCTTCGCATGGCGGAGAGGGTTGGATGGCAGCGATCACAACGGCGGACACGACTTGGAGCGTTATGATTGCGGACAACCCGATCACGGGTGTCGAGTTGATGGAAGCGTATGTGAGTTCACTGGACCTATGAAATGCTTGACCAGATCATCTCTGAAGTGCGATTGTGGAGTAAGCAGGTGCTTGAGGTGCCTCGTGAATCCATGCAGGACTTTCCTATCTGCCCATACGCAAGGGGAGCATGGGAAGCCAACGCCGCACGGGTACGGCTGGTTGATGACTGGCGGGACGTGCTGCGAGAGATCCCACTGTTCCTGGACAGCAAGGCGGCGGTCGGGATTCTTGTCAAGGTTGAGCCGGACGATTGGGACATGGATCAATTCCTTGAGGATGTCCGTCGCATCAATCGTCGCTGGTCGAAACAGAATGTGTTTGCCCTTGGAATGCATCCGTGGGATGAGAACACATTTATCGCTACTACAACAGAAGATGACGAGCAACTTGGATTGCACGATGAATATGTGTTCATCCTGCTGTTCAGGCTCGACGAACTCAACATCGCAAGCAAAGCACTCGAAGAAGACGGATTCTACGAACACTGGCGATCAGACCTGTACTACGAAATACTCGCAAGAAGAACCACCACCAAATGACTCTTGAACTTGCCACAATCAAGCAGGACCTAGAGAACTGGGTTGCAAACTACTTGGATGTTCCAAGCATGTTCTACAACGGCAGCAAGCCATGTCCGTTTGCCAAGAAAGCGTGGGTAAACAACAAGGTTAATGTGGTCTTGGGAACAAAGCCTGAAGTAGTCGCAGCAATTGACGAATGGGATGATAAGTTTGACCTGACCATTGTGGTGTACGACCACACCGAATGGCAGAGCAATGAGTGGGTAAAGAAACACAACCCCACAATAGTTGATGATGATTTGTATCTGATGTCATTTGATCCAGACGAGTTTGGGCCAGACGATCCAAACTTGGACCCACACAACTGGGGATCAGTTACAGACGAAGTGTACGGCATGGTGTTTGTGCAACGCTTGAGCAAGTTAATTAAATATTCAGACAACTTGGCCTCAAGCGGTTATTACCAGAATGTGTCTGAAGATTTCATGGCTTATGTCAATGGAAGGAATTTGATATGCGCGGAAGAAGCAAAGCAACGGGCAAGCGTAGAATGAGAAGCAATAGCACTGGAATGATGAGTCCTAAGAAGAAGAAAAAGGTTACATCCCGACGGAGGAAGAAGTAGTAATGCGTGTCAACAAAGTTCGCGGTGGGTACACCGCTAATTCTGGTGGTGTGTCAAAGACTTTTAAACGTAAGTCTGAGGCCAACGCATTTCTGGATAAATTCAGAGCCGCAAAGACCAACACCCGTGCTGGGACACGATCAACGACCAGCAAACGTAAACGGTCGAACATGACTAAACGCTCACCGCGAACTGGATATTGAGATGACACTACCAGAACCAATCCAACCAATGATGTCTTACATGCAGCCGAACATGCAGCAGGGCATGAACCCGATGATGATGAGCTTCAACGGTGGCCGACCACCGATGGGCCAGCCGCCTGTCAACCGTGCAATGCCGCCTATGAACCCAGCCTACTTGCAGGGCGTTCTTGGTAACGCTTTGAAACAGAAGGCAGATCCGAACCAGTTGCAAGACATTCAGGATCAGATTAACCAGCAAGAAGACCAAATGCTTAATTGGTGGCAACAACAAATAGCCAACAATCCTTGGACATGGCGTGGCAAATTTACACCAGCAATGCCGGGTGGGTAACACATGCTTGATACAACATTAATCAGCAGTTCAAAGCGTGTGAAGCCAGCGCATCTAAGAAGAAGAAATAGTCATGGCGGGTAATCCGTACCAAAATCTAATTATGTCAGGCTTCAACCAAGGCCGACCGCCGATGGGTGGCAACCGAAGTGGTTCTAGCCAAGGGTATGGCTATCCCATTCCAAAGGATCCAAGTCATCCAAACCACCCTGACTACAATCCGCACATGCCGCGAATTCCTACTTTGCTTGAACATTGGCAGCATCGAGATGAAATAGAGCAGTTTGGTAGAGGGGTTAAGGAATGGTTGCAGGGGAAGCCTGCTATTCCTGGGTCACAAGCAACGCCTCCACCTACTCAGCAAGATCCGCCTCCCAACGACGGTGGAATAAACCCACTCCTGCTTGATCCATTTTCAAACCCAAATGTTTACCCCAGAATCCCAGGCCATTGGTGGCTTAACGATCCTAATAGCCCTCTTCTTCAGCCTTGGTCACCGACTCTGTAGATAACTTATGCTTGATACAACACCAGCCAATTTATACGAAGAGATTCAGGCAGCCGAAGACCTGCGAGATGCACACCTTGAGTCGTACACCGACTTGGTGAGCCAGTTCGTCGGGTCTGCCTATCGTGACATGTCTGACGAGGGAAACAATGTTCCTGAGAACCATGTCTACGAGTATCTGTCGCTGACGATTCCTCGTCTGGTTCACGACAACCCACGGGTGCGAGTCAGCACACGAAGACCTGTATCCCAACGCATGACATCACTGGCGATGGAACACGGACTCAACCGTTGGGCCAAGGACACCAATGTCCGACAACCGTTGATGATGGCTGGTTACGACATGCTGTTGAACTACGGCGTGATGATGACGGTGCAGGAAACTCAGCCGGGGTACGACGAAACCAACCCAGACTCGCCGCAGTGGCCACGCTGTTATCGCGTGTCACCGAAGCGATTCTTTGTAGATCCGTTGGCGTTGTCGTTTGAGCAAGCGAGGTTTGCCGGACACGTTTGGATTCGTGACAAGGAAGACCTGCTGGACGAGGCCAAGGACGATGACACCTGGAACAAGGAGTTTATCGAGTCCATTGGCGATGACGTTGACGTTGACAACTACCGCGACAACGAGACGAACGCACCGACACGCAAGGAGATCCTTGGCTACGAGGTATGGGTTCCAGAGATTCAGCACGACGATGAGTTGGGGCCACGGGAAGGATTCAATGGAACGATCTACACGATCTCGATGGCACAGGGGACTGGCGACGAGATCAAGGTCGATTACCTGCGAGAGCCGCGACCGTACTACGGACCACCAAGTGGGCCCTACACAATGTTCGGTGCGTACTGTGTGCCAGACAACTCCTTCCCACTCTCACCACTGGTGGCAGTTGCGGGGCAGTCTGATGACCTCAACGAGCATGTCATTGCTGCACAACGGGCAGCCGCCCAATACAAGCGAATGGTGTTTGTCGATGCCAAGAACAAGAAGCTTGCTCAAGACGTAGCGTCTTCGCCTGACAACTTTGTTGTTCCGGTAGAGAACCTAGACAAGGACAGCATTGTTCCGGTCGAGTTGGGTGGTGTCACGCAGCAGATGATCGGCTACATCCAGATGGCAAGAGAGCGTCTGGACAGGAACAGTGGTGTTCAGGATGCCCAGCGTGGTGTGGTCACTGGCGATGCTACTGCTACGGAGGTCCAGATTGCAGAGGCTTCTGGCTCCATGCGGTTCGCATACATCCGGCGACAGTTCATTGATGCTGTCAACTCAGCAATCAGGAAGGCTGCTTGGTTCATGTACCACGATGAACGAGTGGCGTTTCCCATTGGCGTGGAGGCCGCCGAGGCGATGGGTCAACCAGAGCCTTGGTGGATCGGCGGTGTCCAGTCAATGATGACAGGCGAGAGGTTTGAAGACCTTGAGATGGAAGTCGAAGCCTACTCAATGGAGAGAACCAACGAAGCCCTGATGCAGAAGCGGGCAATGGAGACTCTTCAGATCGTGACACAGTCCGCACCGATGATGATGCAGATGCCGTTCCTCGACTGGGACTCACTGCTGAAGATTGTCGGTGACGCGATGAACATGCCGGAGTTGGGCGAACTCATCGACAAACAAGCAATGCAGCAATTCCTTCAGGCCCAGCAACAAGCAGCACAGCAGCAGCAGCAGGCTGACGTTGCGGGCGGACCATCATCCACAACAGCGGAGAGGGCCAAGATGGCCTTGGGTATGTGATGCCTATTTATGCCTTTGTAGATCAGAACGGAGAGGAACACGAGTTGTTCTTCAATGCGTCGGAAGTACCAAGCATCGGCGACACCGTGGAGGGGGACGGCAAGACGCTGACCCGTGTGGCATCGTTTGTCTTGGATACCGCAGGCATAGCCAGAAAGACACACAAGTACCCGTATGTTTCTCGCTCGTTGCCCAGGAATCTGGAGGGGGCAGATTGCAACAAGCAGGGACAACCAATTATTCGTTCGCAAGCGCATGAGCGGGACGTAGCCGCCCGTCATGATATGGAAAAGGATTAGGGAGCCTGAGAAGGTCAACCCCGGAGAACAACATGAGCGACGAAACAATCAACGAAGTCGAAGCAACTGAAACAACAGAGGCAATCGAACAAGTGGCTGAGCAGGTCACGGAAGATATGCCATTGCCGGAGGGCCTGGAAACAGCCGGGGCCAAGGGCGATGACAATGTATTGAACACCCTGCTTGGTGTCATGGCAGAGCAAGAGGACGCTCAACCATCCGAAGAACCAACTGAAACAGTGGTCATGGATGAGGCTCCTACGCAAGCCGAAAAGTCAGAGCCAGAGCCGACTGCGGACAACCGTGGTACTGACTACGAGCGTGCATTGGCCGCGCTACTCAGGGACGGGACACCCCGCCATATCTTGGACGAGGAGTACGACAGAAACCCAGATCGCTTTGTTGACTGGGGACTGAAGCGTGCCAAGGTCCAGGCAGATGGCGACAGGTTCTCCCAAGAACATGCCGATTTGAAATCCAAACTGGAAGCAACGCACCAAGAAGGTAAGCAGACGGAGGGCGAAGACCAAGGCGGTAACACACCGCAGGCCGAAGCTCAACCCACGATGCAAGCCTCAATGGAAACGCAACGCGCCCAGATTGCAGACATCTTTGGCGACGAAGCCGCAAACGCTGTGATGCAGCCCATCCAATCAATGGCAATGGGTATGCAGCGAATCATGCAGCAACAAGAAATGCGGTTGTTCCAACTATCTCAGATGGTGGAGCAGAAAGAACTGTCTTCCGTTCGATCACAGTTGCAGGAACGGTTCCCGCAGTTGGCGGAAGACAAAGCGTATGAGCAGGTCCAAGAGAAGATGAGGTCACTGGTCCAAACCGGCCAATACAACACATACTCAGATGTCATGCTCGACGCAGCGCGTATAACTCTTGCAGACGCAGTGGAGTCTGGAGACAAGGCCACGAAGATCAACCAAGCCAAATCGGCTGGTCAGCCCAAGCGACGGAGTACGGCCTCGACCGCTACCCGACCGCGAACGGTAGATGACCGTGACGATCAGGTGCTGGAATCGTTGATGAGTGGCATGACTCAAGACGAAATTGCCAAGCAATTCAAATCTTGATTGGAGTGACTAATGGGTACTGCCCTTAGCAATTTCAACGACTTCATGAACCTGACTGGCCCTCGTTACCTCACGAGTGCTGAGCAGGTAGTCAACGAAGCCGTCGAGAACACTTACCTCCTTTCCCGTATGCTCAAGGGCAAGGGAATGGACACCGTCATCCAAGGTGGTAGCACGATCCGTGACACCCTCATGTTGGATGAGAACAACACCTACGACCACTATCAGCCAAACGATACGTTCACTTGGACGAATCCAGAGGTGGCAACGAATCTGGAGATCGACTGGCGATTCTCCATCGACCACCTGTCATGGACCGACCAGGAGATCGAACTTCAGGTTGGTGATGGTCTGTCCCGCGACGCGCAGAAGGTCGTTTACAAGCGACTCAAGCGGCTCAAGGAGCAGCGTCTCTGGACCTCGATCATGAACGGTATGGAAGCCGACCTCTGGCGACTCCCTGCTGACTCTGGTACGACCGACATGGAATCAACAACGGGTAAGGTTCCTTACTCGATTCCTGCGTTCATCCACGAGGACAACAGTGGTGCTGCTCACTGGAACTTCGGATCCGACACCCTTCAGGGTCTCGACATCTCCGTAGCCGGTAGCAAATACAACAACCAGGTGTCGAACTACGACTACAACGATCCTGATGACAGCGACGGCGACAACGACGGCCTGCTCGATGCGTTCGATGAAATGTTCCTGAAGGTTCAGTTCATCCCACCAGCGACCAAGCAGGAATACTTCGAGTCTCCAAACCTGTCCCGTCAGTTTATCGCTGCCTCCCGCAGTGGCATCAACCTCTACAAGAGAATGCTCCGCGATGCCAACGATACGCTGGTAAACCGTCAGGATCCTGCGTACAACAACCCGCAATACAGTGGCATTGATGTCATGTATATCAGCAAGTTGGACTCCGCTGCGATCTACAACGATGGTAGCACTGGTGCTGTTGAAGCGTCGGCTACCACTCCAGGTAACCGTTACTACTGGGTCAACGCTAACTACCTGACCCCCGTATTCCACTCCCGTCGTTACTTCTTCAAGCACGACGTTATGCAGCATCCCAACCAGCCGTTCACTCACGTTCAGCCGGTTGATTGTTGGTGGAACATGTTCTGCTCGTCGCGTCAGCGTCAGGGCATCGTTGCTCCCGGTGCGTGAGTAGCGTGACTAATTTAAACACTCAGTTCAGGAGTAAATGACAATGGCTCTGAGTATTCCATTCCTCCCCCCAGTTAACAAGCCCGGCCAAGCGGCTGACATGCCTGTTGTTCTGTGGGATGACTTTGTTTGCACATCGGTTAGCAACACTGCCGATGAAGGTAACTGGCTTGAAACATCAGCCGGTATTGCTGTACCACTCGCAGAAGTAAACGGCATCATGAGTTTGACAAGTGATACCACAACTGAAAAAGGTATCTACACTAACGGCGCGCCGTTTCAACTGACTGCTGGCAGTAAACTTCAGTTTACTTGTCGCATTTCAAATGAAGACGTTGATGCTACTAAGTGGCTTGTTGGACTTGTTACAGCCAATGACACCGCGCCCGCTGGCGGTGTTGTTTCGCATGTTGGTTTCCGTGATATTGTCGGAACGGGCGGCGCAATTAACGCGGTCAGTGAAGCATCAAGCACAGAAACCACTACAGCCTGTTCGCAAACATTTGCGTCTGATGGTGACTATCGTGTTCTGTCGTTTGAGTACGACGGCAACGGAAACATTCGATACTTCGTGGATGGCGAGAAAGTTGCCACACACACAACCAACATTCCAACCGGAGTAGCACTTGATGTTGCGTTTACGGTCTTGGGTGTTGGCGGTGCGAATGAAGTAATAAATGTTGACTACGTTCTCGTAGTTGGCGACCGTCAGTGATAACCCTTTCTGTCCTCCTGGCGGCCTTCGGGCCGCTGGGGGGTTCTTTCAAGCGTGGCGAGTGGGTCCACGCGAATCACACCCACAGGCTAGGAGTAAACCATGCCGAGTCCACATCGAACGCGAGAGATCGCAAAGTATGAATCAACACACACGTTGGTTAAGACAGTTACAGCAAGCGTAGCGTTGACAGCAGCAGACAGCGGAAAGCTAATTTGCTGCGATCTTGTAACTCCAGGTGCAGACACCACTCTGACATTGCCCACGCCACAAGTTGGCTTGACTTATCGAGTGATTGTGTGGAAAGACGATGACGGAAGCGACGATCTGATTGTTGCTACTAATGCGTCAACATCACTGTTCAAGGGCGGCGTTATTCACGCTGACACAAATGCTGACAATGTGTCAGTGCAAGCACCATTTAGTTCTGAAGACACTTGGACGTTTGTAGACGCAGAAGTTGGTACTGATGTCACCTTTGTTTGTGACGGCACGCACTGGTATACCACCGGCGTTGTAATGTCACAAGATGTCCCAACGATTGCCTGATAACCCATGACCTCACACAAGGTCAAACCCGTAACACTTTCCCACTCTCCGTTCGTTCACGCGGGCGGGGAGCCTTTACCCTTTACTGGAGTTTTCTTGAAATGCCAAACGTATCTATTTACGCCAAGTTCACCTACACGGATGGACGAGGCAACACTTACTCAGATGGTTCCACATCGACGGCGGTTACAGTCGCCGCAGGAACCGACGAAGTCTTCGACCGAACCTATAGCATCGGATCAACGACCCTGAAGGAAATCTGGTCAGACACCCTGATGACTGACTTTGATTTCATCTGGATCGAAAGCAACGTAGACGCTGAAATCCAACTTATGTGCAACGAAGGTGGCACGCTTTCCAGCAGCAACATTCAGAACGCTTTCTGCATCAAGCTCAAGGCTGGCATCCCCTTCTATCTCTCCACCGATGACTCCCGCAACATGGGCGACATGGCTGGCACGTTCAACGAGTCCAACCACGGTACAGAGATCGACACCTGGGAATCTACTTGGGCTGCGGACACCATTGATCGAATCGAGTTCTATGCTTCGGGCGCGGCTCTGGTTCGCGTGTTTGCGGTGACCTGATGCCACTTACACTTGCTAATCTCAAGACACATGTGCAACACGCGCTTGGCGGTACTCCTTCAGACCAGTTGTCTGAAGTAGATATCATCAACCAGGCCGGTCGCCACATGTTCACTCACGGATGGAAGTTCAGGGATCGTCCAACGACAACTATTCAAATTGCCGCCAACGATTCCTTTGTGACGTTGCCCGGCGATATGGGTGAGATCATTTCTGTACGAATGGAAGATGGCCTGAATGACAGCATTCAGTTGACCACCTACGACCATGTCTTGATGGTTCGCAACGGCGACATCTCGACGGGCGCGCACTACTACGCGACAGTTGTGTGGCCAGAGCCGTATGCAGAAGGTGACCAGCAGTACCCACGCTTGGAGATTGCACCAACCCCGACAGCGGAAGACAACATCACGTTGGCGTACCGCGCGTCGTGGTCCGAACTGGCTGCCGATGACGATATTGCTCAGGTTCCACCGTTTGCTGAAGCGTTGCTGATTTTTCATGTCCGTGCGTTTGCACAGGGCTACGAAGAAGAAGGCATGGCACAGCGTCTTATTGAAGTAGAAATGTCTCCCATGTTCCAGCGTGTAGCGGTACAGGACGGGATGATCCAGAACACCTACGGATCCATACGCGGCGGCATGGTTGGACGTAACCGCGAAGCCGGTCGATTGCCGTTCAATGCTATTGAAGACCCGTCATGATGTTTAAGAATTACCGAACAGTAAAGTCCGCTATCGGTCCTGGCTTGTCGCTGTCCGCATCTACACAGGTGACACAGGGGCTGGCAGACAGTACGCCATCCAAGCAACGCTCAGTAAAGATGCGACAGTTCTTCGGGGCTATGGCATGTGTCAAGAGCGGCGCACAGGGAACGTACACGGTCAAACTGATTCTGGTAGACGGCAGCACTGAGTACCAGATGGACGAAGTGGTACTGAATGCTGGCGAGTCTGCGGTCTGGACCTATGAGGAATACGGTCTTGACCTGAGCAACAGTGAAACAGTGAAACTGGAATTTACTGGGGCTAACACGACCAGCACGGATCGTGTGTACCTGTTCCTCAGAACGAGAGACGTTGTCTGATGCCAGAGTCAAACAAGCAAGACGTAAACATGCCGTTCCCAGTCAATGGGGTATTCGAGTCTAGGCCGCACGACCAACAGCCGGAACGAACGACAACCGACGCTAAGAACGTGTTGTCTTACGACATTGACGAAGATCGCCAGCGTGGTGGCAGAAGGCTTGGCACAAAGAAGGCAACGCCTGAGAATGGTGGCGGTGGTCTTGGCACAAACCGTGTGCAGATGTTGGATGTGGTTCCACTGCCGCAGTCATCACCCGGCATTCCTGGTGGTGTTGTCAATTACACAAACAGTGTTGATGAAGGCATACCAGAGTTCACACCCGCTGACCTGACGAATCTAGCAGTTGATCCCAACCAAGACGGAAACCCTGATGATGTTCTGGGTACTGATTCGCCTGCCCCTGTTAGTGGCGGCACTACTCTGTTTCCCTTGCCAATGTTTGAATGCACCGAAGTCTTTCCAGAGCCAACGTCGGCTGAATGGGAAAGCGGAAAGTACGACCACACGG